GGTTTGGACCAGTTGCATAAACCTTATGCAGTTCGTCTATTTCATAACCGTTTTGAACTTTAACAAATATTTCTCCGCCTTTTTATATCTTTATTATCACTTATTGTAGTTAATTAACCACTCTCCGTAAGCAGGTGTGTCCATAGGCACAGCAATGTTAGGTTAGCCTGACACTTTGCCCTAGCAAAACTGACACTTGACTACTCTGCGTGGTTAATCTCGACTAAACAGGTTAACAATTAATCCCGACTAAATTAGTCAACAATTGGGTACAAAAAGAAAAACCCCAGCATTTCTACTGGGGCTTCCTTCGCAACACGATTGGGCGGAACTTCATAGATTCAACAGGAGGAACCGCATTGCTAAGCTTCCGATCTCTTGGTGGGTATCAGTTGCCTATATATAGCATAGCACATTACATATGCTCTTGCCCGCCAAATAAAGAAATATTTAATAAATCTATTTTAAAGATAAAGTTTGCGGGGTTATATAGATTCTAAGTTGTATAGAGTCTAGAGTAGGTATAGGACTGCGTAGCAAACCCTTGTAATACTTGACTTATTTAGTCGTAATTAGCTCTCTTTTTTTTAATTTTATTGACAGATACAGAGTTTGTTTGGTATGGGATCACTGTGCGTGGTTGTTGCTCACCAAGAGTGGTTGAGATTCTTTATATCTTATATAGATTCTTTTATATTTTTTTTTAAGATTATTACTTATAATCTTTATTAATTTAAACCCGCCAATATATGTGAGCGTATATTTTCTTTACAGCTTTTGTGTGTTTCAAAGATTTATTCATTACTATCCGCTTTAGAATAAATACTATGGTATGATGTATCAGACTCTTTTAAGAGTTTATTTACATATAAGGAGGATTATATGGCAAGAGGAAGTTATAAAGGCGCTAAGCACTACCCAGCATTCGTTAGATTCTGGTCTAAAGTTAAAATTACAAGTCCAAAAGAATGTTGGATTTGGCAAGCTGGCAGGAACAATGCCGGTTACGGTTCATTTGCTTTTGATGGCAAAGGAGTAGCAGCTCATCGTGTTTCCTGGTTGTTATCTCAACATGAGATCCCAGAAGGTATGGTTGTAGCACATAAGTGTAATACACCATTATGTGTTAACCCCGATCATTTGTATCTATGCACCCAGAAAGAAAACATTGCACAGATGCATCGTGAGAAGCGTGATAGGCATTCAAGAGCAAAACAACAACACCCAAGCCAGAAGGAGGCTAAATAATGATGTTACCACTTGTAAAAACACCACATGTCACAGAAGGTAATAATTTACCTGTTTATGTTTGCAGCATCATGAAAAACGAAGCCAAGCATGTAAAACGCTGGTATGACAGCATTAAACCAGAACTACGAGAAGGTGATGGTGTTTATCTGCTTGATACAGGCTCAACTGATGGTTCTAAAGAACTAGCAGAGTCATTAGGCATTACAGTATTTTATAAAACATATGATAGTTGGTCTTTTGCGGTTGCCCGCAATGATTTGCGTGAGATGTTGCCTGACAATGATGCTTGGTTGATTAACCTTGACCTTGATGAAGTCTTTGTACCAGATTGGAGAAGACATTTAGACCCGGTTCCTTTGATTGTAAACCGACCTCGTTATGATTACGATTGGAATTGGACTCAACCGGTATTTAAAGAAAACGGTGAATATGATATTGAAGCAACAAGGGCAACTAAATCAGTTGGTTTATCATATCGTGGAGACAAGATTGTACGCAGACACTCACATAAATGGGTTAACAGAGTACATGAAGTCAATGTAGCACTAGAAGAAGAGCGTCAAGGCTGGACTGGACTGCGTATCCAGCACTTCGCTGACAATAGCAAGCCTCGTAGTTCTTATCTACCTTTGTTATTGTTAGATGTAGAAGAAAACCCAGAAAACGATAGAAATACTTATTATGCCGCCCGAGAATTAATGTATTACGGGCGTACAGAAGAATCTATTGCAATGTTTAAACGACATTTAGCCCTCAAGAGTGCTACTTGGGATGCAGAAAGAGCCTTCTCAATGCGTTACATCGCTAAACAATCACCTGTTGGCTCTCACGAGCGTGAACAATGGTTGCTTCGTGCTGTTGCTGAATGGAGTCATGGCAGAGAATGCTGGGTTGAATTAGCACAGCATTATCAGGATGTGAAGAACTGGGCTGGTATGTTTGATGCTGCCAATAGAGCATTATCTATCACCAATCGTGGTGATTTGTATCTAACCGAAGCAATTATGTGGGGTTGGTTGCCTCACGATCTGCTTGCATTGGCTTCAGCACAGCTTGGCATGATGGATGTAGCTGTTAAACACGGCACTATTGCTTTATCATTAGCCCCAAATGACATAAGATTGCAAAACAATTTATTCTTTTATAAGGCCCAAGAAGCAAAAGTTGATGTTGTTATCCCTTACAAATCTAATCTCAATGGTTTGACAGTGCTTATTGCACAACTTATGAGGGATTACAAAGTTGATCGTATTGTTGTTATTGCTGACGGAGACAAAGCTTATAATAGCTTATCTGCTATACCCGACAACATTATTAAATTAATGGTCCCGGAAGGTATTGGTATTCATCGCATGTGGAATACAGCCATGAAAGTTCTTGGCACTGGTAACTACATGGCATTTATCAATGATGACATATCTTTAGCCCCAGATTGTATGACAACTCTTATGACTTGTATGTTGCGAGACCCATCAATTGGATTGATATGCCCTAACTATTCAACAGAACCAAATGTCAATGATGACAGAGATCGTGATGTTTACGGCGTGTCAGGTTCACGATATGACGGTTGGGGCGGTATGGCAGGTTTCTGTTATATGTTAGCCAAAGACCTTGTACCTCATTGGAGATTTGATGAATCGTTGCGTTGGCTTGCCGGTGATAACGATGTTGTTGATTGGGTAACGCAGGTTGTTAAACGCCGTGCAGTTATCACACACAAAACTCGTTGTAAGCATGAAGATTCCAAAACATTTAATGAAGATCCGCCAGCAGATTGGTTAAATGAAATGCACAGAGACAAACTTGTTTATGAAAAGAAACGCAAAGCAGTTGATAAAGCAAACAGTTATAACAAAAAGGAGAAAGTAAAATGATTACACCAAAATATACAAATGAATTTATTAAAAAGCGAATGCAAAAGAAGTTAATAGTTACTGTTGAGTCTGATTGCTGGACATGGAATGGTGCTTGTTCAAAACAAGGATTTGGCATCTGGACTATAGATAAAGAAATGCACAGGGTTCATCGCCTTGCTTATAGGCTATGGGTTGATGAAAACTTGCCTAAACACGCTATTGTAGAGCAAATTTGCGGTAATAGATTGTGCTGTAACCCAAATCATTTGCGCATAGAAGAAGATTCTTTGCTTGTTCCAGCCAAAAACTCAGTAAGGCGTGGACAATTCCATTGGCAAAGCAAACTGACTCCAGAACAAGTTGTTGAGATTCGTAGGTTATACGACAGCCATGAAAAGAATCAAATGCAAATTGCAAAGATGTTTAATACAAACCAACCAACAATTTCTAGAATTATTAAAAGAAAAGTTTGGAGACATATCTAATGCATCTTGATGTTCAAAACTATGTATTTAAAACTTTCCATTTATGGAGAGGCGATAGAAAAGATTTTGATGTGCTTGAGATTGGCTCACTAGATATTAATGGTTCAATCAAAAGTATATTTTTACCATTCAGTAAATCATATTTGGGTTTAGACATTCAAGAAGGACCTGGAGTTGATTTGGTTGCAGATGCAACAAAATACGATGCTTTCAACACATACGACATCATTGTGTGCTGCGAAGTGTTTGAGCATTTGGAACAATGGAAAGAAGTAGTTTATAATAGTTATGACAACTTAAAGGATGGAGGATTCTTTGTTGGAACTTGCGCTGGTGAAGGAAGACAGCCTCATTCAGCAATAGATGATAAACCTATAAAAAGTCATGAGTATTATCAAAATGTCGGAGAATGGAACATGAATCAAACTTTAGAAAAGGCTGGTTTTAGTTTTATATCTACCGAAGTACAAAACGCAGATTTGCGTTGGTACGCAGAGAAATAACCGAAGGAGGTTAATTATGTCAGAAGTAAATAATGCAATTGTAGCCCAAACTTGTGCCAAGATCGCAAGTGATCTTATTATTAGTTTGGAGTACAGACCAGAAACAGTAGAAGAAGTTTTGGAAGACTTTGATGTTGCCTTTGATCATGTTTATAACAAGATTAATAGCAAGTATGAAACAAGGTCAACCCCATCAAGAGGCGGGAGAAGAGTTCCAGTCATTTCACGAGATGAGATGATGCTTAAACTTGACTCTCTAAAAGTAGAAAGTAAAGCGCCAGAAAGTGGAAGTAAACCTACTGTAAATATGATGGAATCAGGACCATTTGTAAAGAATGCTGAAGCCAACATATCTATGAAGATGCCAAGCTTAAAACCAAATTTGTTTAGAAATGATGTATGAGATCATTTAGCTTCAACTTGCCCTTCAAACCTAAAGCAAAGGGGCGACCAAGGGCAGGTAGGCACTCAATGTATACGGACAAAGCAACAAGAGAATATGAGCAAGCAGTTAAAGATGCTTATGTTCTAGCTAAAGGTCCAAAGTTTGATGGTCCAATATGTTTATCAATAATCTTTAATAAAGACAACATGGTTGTTACTATAAAAGAAATCAAAGCAGAGTCGTCATTACGAGGAGATTTGGATAATTACATCAAATCTATTATGGATGGATTAAACGGCGCGGCTTATGAAGATGATAAATGCGTTTTGGATATCAAGGCTTTTAAAAGATAAGAGCATCAACGGATAGCTCAAACCGCATTATAAAACGCTTACAGAGGCTCACAGAGGCTTCTCAGAGGGTTCTAATGCATAGGAGGATAGATGAATAGATATCACGCATGGGCTTTACAGCTCGCAATTTTATGTTATACGGTACTCGCAATAGCGTTGGTGATAACCAATGACTGATGTTTATTACGGTAAAGAAATACCGGTAGAGAATTATCAATTAGAAAAGGTTCTTAATAAGCGTAAAACACATAAACCAATGAACCAAATGCAGGCTTTGATGGAGGCAGTGCTTCACGAAGAGCCAGCTATGTCATTGGATGAAGTAGATGTAATAAAAGAAGCTATTATAGACGCTATTGATAGTTTATCCGATCAAGATAGATTTATTATTAACGCTGTTAATTACGAAAGGCTTACTTATGTTGAACTGGGTGAAAGGTTGGGAATGTCTAACGCTCACGCATGGAGACTTACAAAAGCTGCTCAAAATAAATTAAAAACAATATTGCTTGAAAATGAAGCAATAAGGGAAAAGGTCGGGATCTAATGAGTGAAAGCTGGGATTGGGCAATTAACATCTTTAATGAAGAAGATTTAAGAGACTTGTCTAACGCCAGCCAAGATTTAATAGAAAACGATAACGAAGGAATTACAGTTCTTTTAACCTTTTCACAATTGCAAATACAAGAAATTATTAATCATTATCTACGATCAAGAAGAACAGGTCATCCTTTATCAATTGCTTACACAGAAGCTTTTTTAGCCGCAGTTATTCAAACTCTTCAAGAGGGTTTAAATTAAGGCTTAACTACTGCTTTCCAAGGAACTAAGCCATATCTGTCATACAGATACTTAGCAACCTTAAGATTGCAGTCAAGTGTTAGCAAAGCATCAAGGTCAGACTTGCATAATTTACGAACGGTTTGTTCATGGACAGAGTTGATTTGAAACAATCCTCTGTCTATGGACCCGTTCTTATTTAAAGTCCAGATAACCTTACCTTTCTTATCAAAGCGAGCATTGATCGCTTTAGGATTACAGCCAGACTCTCTTTTGGCAATGTAATCAAACTCTGCAACCGGCAACCCAGCCTTACGAATATCCTTTGTGTATTCAGGACAAAGGCGATTGTCGTGTGTAGGCATAGCTAACGCCAGGATAAATAATAATGTATTCACAGGACCTCCTGTTTAGTTAATTAGGACTTGTACTGTTTCCCTCTAAACATAGCCCAGCCATCAGAAATGGCGATTACTTCATACGAAAATTTATGTCTACCAGTTGTTTGATAAGTGACAACACCTAGTCCTTGTTGCCAATCTTCTGCGACTGATATTGGTCTGCCATCAGCATCTTTACTGCCTCTTGTGCTTGGCACAGCACCATCTATACGAGCAAGACATCCTGCAGACGCTGCCATTGTTGTTGTAGAACCTTTAGCTGTACGGCGTGTTTTATATGCAGTTTCTATTCTATGAATGTGTCCGTAAAGAACAGACACCTGTTCATCTCTTAAATAAGCATGGGCTGTATTGGCATTTGTCTTTGCCTTTGTGCCATGAATTACTTTTAAGTTGTCGTTAATCCAAAACTCACCAGCCGGGTATCCATAAAGATATTCTATTTTGTACTTATCAAAGTTACACAAGTTAGGTACAGTAAGTACGGGTGCTTTCTTTATATCGTTGCTCTGATGTAATCCATAAGCAGCAAAAGCATTGTCTAGAATATAATTAGGCAATCTTTCTTCATGATTACCCGCCAACCAAACAATCTTTGCTTTAGGTGCAGACTTACGCAATTGCGCAGCAAACAGGCCGGCTCTATCAATTGCAGCTTGTGTAGTTTGTTGAAATGCGGGCGTAGTGCGATACTTACCAAACTCAGGAAAGTCTAGGTTATCTCCGACACATACAACAAGATTTGGTTGCAAATCTTTTATAATAGCCAATGCGATCTCAATTGCTTTTTCATCATGAGTTGCTACCAATTTATTATTCTTATCTCTGTAATACCCAATTTGTGCATCGGGTACAACTACACACACTTTATTTGTATTAGTTTTCTTAATAGTTTTTGTTTTTAATATTGGTATTTTATATTCGGGTGCGTTATTTATTAATGTTCTATTACGTTCCACCTTACCTCCAGGGTATTTTTCCTTATTATAAGGTGTTTTGTTACATTTTTATGGTTTATTTCCCTCTAATTGTAAAAGTAATTCTTCAGCAGCAGACAAACCAGGAGTTGTTACACTTGGTTGTGGTTGCCCTCTGTTTTCTTTTTTAACATTCTTAGCTTCTGTTTCTTCTTCCAACAATTCAAAGAATCTTCTCCAAATCTCACTTCGTTCTTGATCGGGAGTAAGTTGGAATATAGGTGCACCAATTAAACTCCACAGCGAGTTAATTTCTTGACCTCGTGGGTCTGTCTGTGCTGACTTTGATCCTGTAATCTTTTGGAAGATTTCATTTCTACGAGCAGGTGTGAAAGATGCAAGTCTGCCAATCAACTGACCGGGAGCATTTAATTGCTGGAAAGCATAAAGTAATGCATTGCCTTCTCCATCTTTTACAATTGGAGCACCAGTAAAGAACTGTTCATTTCTAAATAATTCAGCAGGAACTTTCAAAGCCGGCGTTGCTCTTGACAACACTTTCAATGGGTTTTCAATAAGAGTTGTAAGTACACTTTCTTCACCACGACCAACCAAACCAAACGGAGGTTTAATGTATGTCTCTTTACCAAATGGAACTTTGAAAGCACCAACATCTTTAAGGTAATTAGGTACAAACTCTGATGTACCTTCTTCATCTTCAAGTGCACGGCGAGCGGTATCATAAATTCTATAAACTTTAGGGTTTGTCCAAACCAATTCTGCTTGCAATGCAGTGTTGCGACTCATCCACATCCAGAATGGGAACACTTGTCTTGCAATTCTATCAACTGAAGATACATCGCTATAGTCAATCAAGAACTTGGCTGTACGAGCCGCTGCTTCTTGAACATCTAACCCTCGTGCTACACCATCAAACATCATTGCAAAACGCATAGTATTTTCAATACCTGCACCAAATTTACGACTGGCGTACAAAGGATAAGCAAGCGTTTGTGATACTTTTGATCCTACTTCACTTGATGGTAAGCGTTGACTAAAACGACCAGCAATAGGTATATCTCCAGTAGCAGTTGTACCAAAGATACCTGGTCTTATGCCAGGAATTAAATCTGCTATTTCACCAATTTGTCCAAAGCCTGTTGCTTGTGAATACAATAGAACATCTTCAAGAGCCTTTTTGGCAGCAGGAGTATTTGGTATTGCTCCTTTCTTAACTGCTTCTTCAATCATCTGAGGAACTGTTGCACCAGCTTTACGAAGTTTGTACAAAGCGCCATATGTCTTTATTCCCTGTATTGCGTTAATTGGGTTAACACCACCAGAAATCATTTGTATAGTCCCGCCAAGTGCGTTGCGAAGATGGAAACCAGGAGTTGCTGTTACATATGTTTTAAAGAACTGATTGTATTCTCGCAACAATTTTTCTGCTTGTGCAGCAAATTGCGGGTCATCAAGGCGCTTAATATTTTGAAACAATTCAGCAATTGCAGGATGTACTTCAACACCTGGAGCATTAATTTGATCTAACTTAACAAACCCATCATAAGCAATGTCTGCAACCTTTTTCCAACGATCAGGTGCAGTAGCAGCAAGTGTCTTTGTAATATCCTCTGTGCCTTGAGCGAGTAATGCTGCATACGATGCCAATTCATCTCCAGCTAATGTTGCAACAGTTGGGTCAACAATACCGGCAGCAATGCCGGCTTCAATGTCATCAATAAACTTAAGAGCATCATCTATTGCACTATCAAATCCAGGTCGTAATGTTGTCTTAACAGTTGATCTAATTTTTTCTAATTTATTATACAAAGCACTTACATCTGCAGCATTCCACTGTGTTAAGTCTGCTCCTACAGCTGCAACTCTTCCTTCTAGCTTAGTTAAATTAGCAGGAGTAACAACAACATTTGTTCTAGGCGCAGCAAGACCAGGGATAGTTGCGGGAGCTGTTACACCAACACCTACAGGAGAACCAGGGAACAGCGTAGTTGCAGTTGGTGGTAATTCACCAATGACTTTATTCTTAGCAAAGTTTCTTGCTTGGTTCTCTGAGTAACGAGCAATTGATCTAGCGATATCGCTATCAAAGAAATCAAAGTTAATTCCTTTACCGAGCTTTTGTGTGGACTCTCTTGCTATTTGATTTAATCTTGCAATACCACCCTTAATATCGGCAGAAGTTAAAGTGCGACCAAAAAACACATCCCCAACCTTCAAATCAAGAGCAGTAAGGTCTGTAATAATGTCTGTCAGATTTAATGCATCAGCAAGTTTCTGTGCTTCTTTTGGATTATTTGCCAACCATCTTGTTGCTTGTGTTGATTGCACTGCTGGCAACGCTTCACGAGCACGAACAAAACCACCAGTGCCTTCAGCAACTTCAAGAGTAATATCATCTAATTGGCTTAAATATCTACGGAATGCATCATAAGCAATTCTTTGTGCTGGAGTTAATTTAGGTAATCCTCTTGCAGCCCACAAAGATTCTGGTGTACGAACATGATCGGCTATTTCTTGCAACTTTGCATAATTAGATTTAGCTGTTTTGCCAGTACCAAATGTTCTAGTTACAACATTGCCTACTGCTTTTCTAACAAGTTCAACTCTTCCACGAAAGGCTTTATCCAAAGCAAGCAACTCAGATGCTTGAGCAGCATTTGTACCTTTTAATTTACCAGTCTGTAATCCTGTGCGTAGTTCAAGTAAGTCTTGTTCACGAAACAATCCGCCTTGTCCAGTTGGAGTTATCTGTTCTACCAACAAACCGCCAACACGCCCGCCTTTAAGAACACCCTTTGTACCTGCAACACCTTTACCCAACACATCAGTAAGAACTCTTGTACCTGGAATTGTAACTCTTGCACCGGGAACACCTATTCTTAATCCACCTTGAACACCAAGTACTTCTTGAGCAGGAGTTCTTACACCTTTAAAAATATCTACCAATGAACCGGTAAGACCGGCATAGCCATCTTTAGCAACTTTAGCAATAACATCATCTGTTAAGGCAGAAACTGTTTTCTCTGCAAATGCAAGAGCATCACCTGTTGCACCATTTGCAATGTCATCCAATGCCTTCTGGCGAATTTCACGAACAGAATTAGCCAATGCTTCTTTGCCTGTTCTTCCATACAATCTTGGAGCTGCAGTTCGTGATGCTTGTGCTTGAGCCTTTGCTGCAACTTTAGCGGCATCTGCTGCCAATCTAGCAGCGTTATCTGCTGCCTCTTTTGCCAAAGGTGTTCCTAAAACAATTGCATCGGCAGCAAGTTGTTTAGCTGTAGCTTCTGCTGATTCTTTTGCAGCAATTGCTAAACCTCGTTTAACTTCTGCTTTTAGTGCTGCTTCTGTTGCTTCTGCAGATGCTTTAAAGACACCTCTTGTAGCCCCAGTTCTAGCAAGTCCACCAGGTCCTGTAGTCCAAGTAACTGGATCTAAACCTACATCTGTAACAAAACCTAATGCTTGATTAAGATAAGGGTTGTCAATGCCAGCATATATTTCACCACCGGTAACTTCATCACCTGCTGTACCAAATGGGGTGTTGGCAAAAGATTGTTTAACCCAATCATTCCAACTAAATCCACCTGCACCAAGATTATAAACTCTGCCTACGCTAGGTCCTGCTTGTCCACGAGGTCTAGTTCCTGTAAGAGCAGCGCCTTCATCACCTAATTCTTTTACTGTAGAAATGATTATGTCACGACCAACACCAAGTATTTTTAATGGTCCTTCAACTGTTTTTAATAGCTCTTTACCAGCTCCCTTAAGAACTGGTGCTACTGCTTGACCAAGGTTTCTGTCTGTAAACGGCAATGGGATGTCAGTAACATCAAGAACATCTGGAACAATTGCACCTCCAGCTCTTTTAAGAAATCCACCAACTGCTTTTGCCGGTCCGATAAAACCACGATTAGGGTCTTCACCACCAGCAGCAATGTCTCTTACAATTGCAGGGTTAACACCTGCTCTTGTTGCTTGAGCTGCTTTAGAAGTCAATGCTCGTCTTGCTTCAATTAAAGATGGGTCAAGAGTTGGTCCTACAAAGTTTTGACCAGATACAGGAGCAGTAGTAATGGTTGGCTTAACACCAGTAAGCTGATCTAGCAACTCTTCTGCTGCCGACTTTGGTGGAGGAGGCGGTTGCTTTCTAGGAGCCTTGGTTGCCATTATTTAATCTGCTTCTTCTTAAGAAACTCCCTGCGTTTAATCTCATCAACAAATGGAGTTGCTTTAGAACCAACCAGTCTGTCAAGAAGATTTTGTTCTTCTTGTGGAGTAGGAACAGCAATACCTGCAGCAGCAGAGCTTTGCGGTCCAGCTTCTCCATAAGTTTGCATAAGTTCTTCTTTCTTCATACCAGTTTGTTTTTGTAGTAATTTAGTTACACTTGGATGTGTTTTAAAATCAATTATTCCCAATTTCAAATCTGTTTTTGGTCCATACTTTAATGTAGGCTCTGGCAATCCAAACTTATAATTCTTATTCTTATCTAGTTCTTTTTGCAATGTTTCAACTTTTTTAATATCTAAATCCGCAAATTCTTTAAACAAAGTATCTGCTAACGAAGATGCTGCTGTAAGAGCATCACCAGTTGCGCTTGTTACTGGAAACGCAAGTAATGCAGGGTTGCTGTTATTAAAGTCTGTTACAATTACATTTTTAATTTGTGTAGGAGATGCTCCTGACTGAACTAATCTAGCCAATATAGCTTCATAACCCGTGCCTTTTAATGCTGCATTAAAGTTTGGGGCATTTGTTGCAATTGCTTTTTGTTCAACTTGTGCAACTTTAGCAGGAGTAAGAACAAGGTTGGCATAATCTAGGAACAAAGGGTCTCCAGCACGAGGTACTTTAAATGTGCTTGGATACAAAGAGTATGACAAATCAAATAGTTGTTGATCAAATGCATCTTGAATATCTTGTGGTTTAGCCCCGGCTGGTTGCGAAGCCATAAACTGATTGGCAAAAGCCTGAGCACGAGCAGGTGTAGCGCCTGCAGCAATTAGTCGTTGTACAATTTTGTTAGCCATTAGAATGCTACCATTGCGTTGCCTATTGGTAGTCCTCCACCCCCACCGCCACCACCGCTATAAGTTGGTGACTGCTGTGCTTGTGCAATCAATTCCACTAAAGCATTTACCCCTGGATTTGGAGCTGCGCCAGAAGCTATTGCATTAAGTGCGGCATTTGCTGCAGCACTTACATCAGCCCCACCACCAGTTGTATCTGTTTCTGTTTTAGTAGTTGTACCAGTAGGTTTAATATATCCAGTGCCAAGAATCTTAGCCAAAGCATCTTGCAAGGCTTGATCTCTTGCAACAGCTTCCTGTTGTGCCTTAAGACGAGCGTTAGCAACAACTTGCGCTAATTGATTAAGGGCAGAAAGTTGCTCTCTTTCAACATTAGCCGTGCCTGCACCATAAATTGCTTGAAGTTGAGCGTCAGCAAGTGTTTTAGCCATTTCAGCTTCTGTTGCCCTAGAACCAGCACCAGCTTGTTCAGCACCACGAAGCACATTCAAAAGTTGATTATAATTTTCAGCCCCGCCTACAGCAAGAGCGTTAATGCGATTTAATTCAGGGCTAACAGCAGCAGGGCTTGCACCTTGAGCTTGCATATACTGTGCCAAAGCGTTCTGTGTAATTACTGGTGATGCAGCCTGAGCTTCTTGAAAAGCTCGTGGTTGATTTCTAGCAAGATAATTAACTAGATTGGAATAACCTTGACTTTGAATACCTTGTGCTGTATCTCGTCTTCCAGCCAACTGAGCAAGCAAATTAGATGCTTGAGTGTTAATAAAACCTCTTTGAGCAGCTTCTTGTTCATCAATGCTTCCACTAATTTCTTTAGGAACACCTGCACCTAATTGAGATTTGATAAAATCATACTGAGATTGAGCACCTGCTTGTTTTAGTGCAGCTTCTGCAGCTTTAGCAGCAGCATCTGCTTGTGCTTTTGCAAGTTGCAATTGATATTCTCTACGGTTAGTTATAGCATTCATAATTGCAGATTGCGAGTTGGCTGAACCTGTACTGCCAGTTGATGCTAAATCAACATCTAACCCCTCTGTTGGGTCAAACTCATCTTGTGTCATTGGGAGACCATATTGAAAAATTGCCATAATTTACCTCAAATTTAATAGTGCTTGAGCGTCTTGTTGTATTTGACGAGCCTTTGCCAACTCTAGATCGCTTAAACCAGATTCCATTCTTTGTCTTGACTGAGTACCTGTTAGGTCGTAACCTCTCAATGTTTCAGCCAAGTCTTGTGTTGCATAACCAAGATTTCGTGCTCTGTTCCTTGCATAAGATTCCAAAGCCTGTTTATAAACACCAGATGATACATTTTGCCCCGTCAATCCTCTACGACCATAAGACGATGTAAGCTTAGGAACTTCTCCCAATCCGCCAGTAGGCGTTGTTTGGAAAGCTGCTTCTTCAAGTTGCAAAATAGGGCGTTGACCACGAGTTTCAGCCAAATAGCGTTGATATGCATTTAGGGCAGCCTGCTGCGCATAGTCTTGAAAGATGTTGCGCCTTGCTGCTTCAAACAAACTTGGGTCAAATGTTGCCATGGATACGAGAAAACTCCCTATAATTAATAATTATCATTACATTTTGTATTCATACCATTTTACGACTGCATAGCGAATACCCTTAGTTACCGGCTCTACTTGATGCATATAAGGAAACCCAGAACAAAACACGATGATATCGCCTGCTTCTGGAGTAATCCTTAATCCAAAATGGTTAAATTCTAACACTCCGCCTTCATAATCATCATTTAAAAACATAGAAAGCGATACAACCCTTGGAAACTTGGGGTGATCATCTATGTGATAATGGAACTTATTGCCTTCTTCATAGCGCAATAAAACCGTATGATGAGAAATTAGGTCTACAATACTGTACTTACCCCTAAAGTCTTCTATAATCGCATCCAGGCCCGTCTGGAGGGATTCTGAGAGCCTTCTAATAGGGTCTTGAGGATGGCAACTTGACTCTTTGCCTGTTATAAAATAATTATAACAATTTCTAGCAGCGTAGTTTATACCCGGCTTATTGTCTTCAACAAGAACCTCTGCAGGTTGCCATTGTTTAAACATAGAGTTTTGGGTTAGCCCTTTTAATATACGAACTGACTCTTTAGAAACTTTATATTTAATAATTCCTGGGGCTAGTTCTACTTTATTTAAAATTCTCATATCCACTGTCTCTGGTTGAGATTCAATCAGATGCCCAAAAAACTCATCATAAAATCTTAATATCACAGAATAGTCATGGCAACGGCAAACTGGTTGATTTATCGGGGCATCAGGCATTGCAAAGTAGCGATTGCGGTTAAAGAACCTTGCGTCACCATCTGAGCCATACTTATGAAACCCATCTTTATCCTTTTGAATCCAATGATCTGGTTGTGTAAAGTGCAAAAACAAAACAGTTGTATATGCATTTTCATCTTTTGTTGGATACGGTGGTCTTGCATGCATATGCTGTTGACCAGCAAAGATAATTGCATCATTTGGGTTTTGTTCAAAATGTTGACCTTCTACTATCAATCCCCAATTTGCTGTGTTTTCTATTGTTATATCTATTGTTGTTTGTGTACCGTTTTGATCTGTATGTTCCCAAAGATGCGGAACACATCCGTCTTTTCTCTGGTATCTAACAGCAAAGAAATAAGCTTTTTGTAATGAGTTATCTTTAAAAATCTCTCTGGCTTTATTTAAACAATACTCTTCAATATCAGCATCAAATTGTACCGGTGCTTCCCATCTAGCAAGCATGGTATGAAATTCAACTTTATCTGTTCCCATACCTGTATTTGCAACTATTTTCTTAACACGCTCAAGCATGTTGCTCGGGAAGAAGTCTTTGATAACCATTGGCTCTGCTAGCACTTCAGGTAGTTCAAATAAGATTTCTTTAGTTAACATCACCACTTCCCGATTGGGCATGTAGCTGCCTCTAGTCTTACTTTCATCTTCATAAAACAACCGCATTGTTTGCACTGTTTAGTTGCGTTTATTAATTCTGGACACAAATTACAAATACTCATGCGACTTTCTGCAGTACTATCTGTAGCCTTTGGAACATTTGGGTTTATTACATCCCATGGTCGTGTTGTTCCTAATTTAGCTTTATAATCTTTCCATGCGCTCATTGCTGACCTTCTAATATAAACTTTGTGCCATCCCAAAGAGAACCTTGTGGTGGTCTTTCAAGATACGGAACCTCAATAAATATTGGGGCTGATCTATGAATTGCTATATGTAATTCATCAGTATTAATGTGTGTTACATAAGATGCAACTTCACCATCTACAACAATAGCAAAACAAGTAAAATCATTTGGATGCGTATGAGGCATCTTTCTAACATTATTTTCTATATTACTCATATACCTCCTTCGGTGTATGTTTATTTATTCAACGCATAGACCACTGAACGAACTGCTACAAACAGCACCACAACTATCATAACATGTGTTGTAAACACCAAATGCTGTTTCGCTATATGGGCAAGGACCAAGAGTTGAACCACAGTTGCCACAACCAGTGCAAGGATTTACAGGAGGAACAACAGGAGGAACAACAGGAGGAACAACAGGAGGAACAACTGGCGGTACGACTGGTGGTACAACTGGCGGAACTACCGGTGGTGTAACAGGTGGTGTAACAGGAGGAGTAACAGGAGGAGTAACAGGCGGTGTTACTGGTGGAACTACAGGTGGAACAACTGGCGGAACTGCTGGGGTAACTGAATTAGATGCAGCCGAGTCAACAGAATCAACACCATAGTTAGTTGTTGCTTTAACTACAAAAGTGTAAGCAGTTCCATTACTTAAACCCGAAACTGTAATCGGAGATGAAGCACTTGTGCCAGTAATAGAACCAGGAGTAGAAGTTGCAGTATAAGTAACGGTGTCTTTACCAATATAGGCTGAAGCGGTAAACGCAACAGACGCACTGCCATTGCCAGCTGTTGCTGTTCCAATGGTTGGAGCGTCTGGGATTGACCCGCCTGCTGCTAAAGCACCGATTGTAGGCATTATGCTGCCAAATCACCAATTAGAACCCAAGTATTAGTTGCTCTTTTAATACATGTAGCAGCTGAATACTGTGCTCTTAATTTAAGACCAGGAGTACCGTTAACAGTAACACCCGCAGCGCCTGCAACTGTAGTTTGTCCAGCGCCAGTTTGTAAAATTGTAATCATTGTGCCAATTGGAAATGCAACCGAAGAGTTAAGCGGAATAGTTAAAGTTGTTCCTGATGCATTGTTCATCTCAACCATACGATTATCATCGGTAAGCACAAGCGTATATGCGCCAGTCGTAGCGTTGATTGTAATGTGATAAACAACATTATCTGTTACAGCAATTGAAGTAGCACTTGCTGCACCAATATTTGGTGTAGTTAATGTTACTGACGCTGCAATCTTGCTAGTTGTTACAGCAGATGATGCTATCTTAGCTTCTGTTATGGCAGAAGATGCGATATCCTCTGCGCCGATTGCACCTGCATCAAAGTTAGTGCCTTGAGCCAGCCCATCTACAAAGTTTTTAACCGCTGTAAAGTTGGCGTTGTGTTCAGCAGCAACAATAGTTGTATTGTTGACAAATGTATTAGGTATTGTTAATGTTGCCATTTTATTTATTGCTCCTTATGTTTCTGCGCTTATATTTAAACGCAATAGAGTTGATACCCCAAGCTCGCCCAGGCGTACCTGTTAGCGCTGCTGTAGGCCCAACAAATTCAAGTTGTACCGCTTTGGCTGTTTTAAGTCTGCCTCCAACGGCAACACCAGCTCTTAACTGATTAGTTCCATATACGGCAGTTCCATAAACACCAACTCCATATAAACCACCAGTAGATATAGGATTTAAAACTAATGTATCGGATGCAATTTGATCTTCTGAGTTAAAGTCATGATAAACATTAATTCTAATTTCTGTATTTTGTTCTACTTCTTTAACAACATATAATGTTCGCACAAAAGTTTTATTTTGTACATAGCGATCATCATAAAACCAGCTTGTTTTATACATAGTTGAAAAATCACCATAATCATCACCGGCTGCAATATCATCATTAACTTCAGCAAAATCATCAACATACATTACAAACGGAAAATCGTCATCTGCACTAACCATCAAATGCCATGCATTATCATTTGAGTCTCGCCAATCACAACCGTTAATTAAACCCCAACCGTCAATAATAACATCAGTATTATTATTAAATGTAGCACTTTGAAACAAAGTATATGCGCCATTTTGACCAATTGATGGATCAAAAACAAAATTACAATTTACATAATTAGGGTTAGAGCCAGTATCATTAATATCAAATGGCATAGATAGCCATAATCTATCATTGACATAAGAGCAAGTAATATAATCTGTTAGCGATGGATTAACTCTGTCTGTATCAATAATTGGCTTTATTCTGTCAAATAGACTTTGGATACCATTTCTATTATAGAAAAACAATCCTTGAGGATAATCAAAAAAGAATACTCCGCCAGCCCCAGCAACTGCTTGTTGAGGATAGTCAATACCAACTGTAGTTGATAATTCTACTAATTGAAACGAGTCTGCATCATAACCCATAAGCAAATATATCGCTTTAGATTTAAAAATAAGTAACTGACCATCTACTACCTGTAATCCTCTAATCCCTTCTCCACCCGCCATAATGTCAATATAATCTTGTTGATACCAGTCTTCAGGGCGATTCTCATGCGACCAGCGCAAGCGATTGGGATAAGCAACACCATCTTCATAAGTATTTGCAACAAATAATTTATTAGCATGAGTAATGTTAATTTCTGCTCTTGGCATATAACCGCCAGTAGGCGCTTGATATGGCTGCCAAGTAGGACCAGAAGCAGTTAGTGCAGTTACATATGTATCTCCCTCTTCATATTTATAAGGGATAGCTCCATCAATACCACGAGCCATGTAAAGAATGTTTTGCCATTGCGTAAAAGAACAACCATTGGCTGATTTAACTTCCATTGGAGTAGCAGCTGCTCTATTTAAAACACTAAAGTTACTTCCAGATGATTGATATACTTTTCCATCTGAAGGCACTGAGGACAACCCTGTTGAAAGCATAATGGTTGGAGCACCTGCTGCTTTATAATTAAAAAGAGATTTAGGAAGCCAAGTTGTTCCAGGAGTAACTACTGCAGTACTATGCTTTTTTTTATAACCGGCACGACTAAACAAGCCGCCTCTTGGGTCAATCTCAAGGTTTAAAATATCAGGAGTTTCATTTTTCTTTAATTGAAATTGATCTGCTCTGTAATTTACACCACCTGTAAAGTCAACAACTTGGTCAAAAAGAATAGCTGCCATTTAATAAAAAACTCCCAATGGATATGGGCTATTAGGAAGCACTTGTAGGTAAGGTGTCATACTCCACCAATAACCACGATCAAGTTGTAGCCCGCCACTCATAATCATTGGTTGGTTACTGTTTGGCGCTGTAAGATTTTGTTGGACCAAAGCAACTTCTTGCTCATAATTACGCATATAAACATTAGCCATTTCTGGATCTTCTTGATATTGAAAGATACGAGACATAACATAGTTTATTAAAGGCAATTGAAAATCTGGGGATATATCAATGTTTGTATTTTCGTCTTGCAACCATGTAAGGCTTGGTCTGCGATAGCCTCTAATATTTATAACATATGCGTCATCTGGTGCAGGCCATAAGTTAATTTGATTAGCCCATATAGTAAAGTAAGCTGGAATGCCAGTTACATCATTAGTCCCAACCCAAATTGATTCAGCTTTAAATTGATCAAGATAAATTAATGCATTACCAGTATTTGTTGTATTAACAACAGAAATTATTTGAGCCATATCTGTTAAAGTTTTTGTTGCAACCGATGGCAAAGTTTGTGTAAAAGTAGAATAACCGTGAACGGTATTGACTGTTGTAAAACTTAATGTGCTTTGGTAGTACGGGTAACGATTACTTAAAACATAAATCTTTTGAAATCCTTCTTTAATAAAACCATTTACCAAATCTGTTGTAATATCATCATTAGCACCAATGCCAATACTTAACTCTGATAATTGAGAAACAAAACTGCGCATCTGCGCAAGGGTAAGATTTTCATTAGAAAAAGGAATTGCCATTTGTTATTCTCCGTTTAATTCAGGAAATGCTCTTTTAACAATCGTGTCTGCATCGTACACTTCACCTTCTTTTAAAGGTGTCATTTTATTAGCCAATGATTTTAAATGCCCCATACAAAGGTTCGTGTGCATTACAGTAGCTTGTTGGCATGCATCTCCATTAACTTTTGTCGCTACACAAATTGCATAATCCCCATAATTTGTAGGAGGCGAGTATTCTGTTCCTGGGATTCCCATATAAGATGGTTGAATTTTTGAGGTAGCAATACTCGGGTTAGATCCATAAGGTTCGCATCCCGGTAACATTTGGGCTATATAAACATTTTGTTTTGACATAAATAATCCTCCGTATTGTTCTCTATATATTACTGTTTTTATTACCTTATAAAAGTATTGGCGCAGAGAGAGCTACCCGAAGGATGATAGCCTTTAAACTCCCTGCGCCAACGATCTTTTAGCAATAGAAGCTAATTAGCTCCAGTCACCATCAATACGCTTCCAGCTCAAAACGGAGAGTCCGCCTTTTGCTGTAATCTTGCTTGCGTTTTCTGCAACACCGCTGACTTCAATCATGCCATCTGCTGATGGTGTAACAACACCATAAACAACAGCTGTGTTCAATCCGTCAATTGATGATGTGCCATGGTCTGGCGTATCAATCGCAGCAATTTGCGTCTTAGTTTCAGTTGTTGCAGTCAATGGGTAGACTGAAACGCCCTGAATCACGGTTGGCGCTGCGCCTGCGGTGATGCTGAAGGCAGCGCCTTCTGTTGCACCGTCTGCATCGTACACCACTTCTGCACGGAACGCATAGGTCTGACCTGCTTTGCCGTACCAACCGAAGTTGCCGGCATCCAAAGCGGCGTAGGATGTACCCACTACCACATCGGCAGCCAAAACATTTGTTCTTTCTACAATGAATTTATTATCTGTAACCATAGTTGTTTCTTTTCTCCTTGCCTTTTAAGGCAGATTAACCTAACTATTTGTTAGAATTTATTTTTTATTTATTATAATGCAAATGGTAGGGGTTTACCTTCAAACCCCCACCCTTCGCAAACTTATTAGGCTGTCTTTGCAGTCAGCTTGGCTTGACGAGCACGGTTAGAGCACACGAGTTCACCAAACGACATAATGAGAGCGTAACGGGCATCAACGCCAGCTACAGTTCCCTTCTGGAATTCGGTTGTGTTGAACCAGTGACCTTCCATACCAACAAGCTTGAGGTACTTGCTGTTCACAAAGAACATGTTGCCCGATGGGCACGAAACGTCAAACACAACTGGTGTCTGCTTGAACATCAGGTTTTGGAAGCCAAGGTTAGCCTTGGTTACATCCTGATAGCGAACCTGTGGTGTGAGCAATGTTTCATACTTGCCGAACAAAGTCAGCGTTGTAACAATGAGGTCAGGGACATCATTGCCACGAGCTGCTGTGTTGTAAGCAGTTGTCATCTGTGCTTGTGTCAATGCCGTAGCATTGTTGTCTTCATACGAAGCCCACCATGAGTTGGTTGATGCATCAATACCACCGACAGTGCCGGTAGCGTCAATGAGGAAACCAAGACCTTGGAAGTCTTTGCCGTTATTGCCGACTGACGAAGCAAACAACATGTCATTCAAGGATTCCTTCAAGGACTCCTCTGCTTGCATAATCTTTGCATTCAGCAATTTAATAATTGCCTCTGTTCCACGGTTCTTTGCTTCTTCAATACCGCTGATTGCAATAGAAGCAGCCATCTGCTTCCAGTTGTACTCAGCAGCCGAAATGCCTTCCTGTGGGGTGAGGTCAATCGTGTCATAGCCCGAGTATGAACCCACGGTGTCGTTCTGTGCGTAGACGAGTGGTTCAACAATTGAAGTACCACCTTGTTCCACGACAACACGACCACGGGAGTTCAAGTGTTCAAGAAGAACACGAGCCGTAAAAATGTTGTCAACCAACTGCGGCTGATAGTTCTGCAGTGTGGTTGAGAGTATTGCATCAAAATTAGCATTACCTGCCATAATAATCATCTCCTAGATGTAGTTAGTTAGAATTTACCTCTTCAGTAAATTAAGCGTTTAAATCTTTCTCTGCCGCTTTAAATGCTTCAAAAACGGTTTTAGGTTGAGCCTTAGTCGGTTGGACAGTTGCTTTAGAAGATGATGTGCTTGACACCACGCTGGCTTTACGCTTAGCGTCTAGTCTGGCTTGTTCGTCTGTTAGCTTTTTTGTAGCCTCAGATGCTTTAGAATAAACTTTATCAAAAGTAATCTGTTTAAAGATTGCTTCCAAATCTGTTTGTCCTGTAGCTAAAGCCTTTGCAACAACTTCGTCTGCATTAAAGTCTTCACCATACTTGCTCTGCAAAGAATCAATTGTCCTTGACAACTCCTCCATCGCCTGTTTTTGTTCAAAGGCAATAAGTCGTTTTTCAAGTTCACTAACTTTTTGATCAGCCGGGTCAAGCCATTCAGTTTCTTCAACCTTGGTTTGTTGAACACCGTATTGCTGTCCTAAAAGTTGTAATGTGCCTGCAGGGTCCTTTTGGAGTGCTTCCGTAAGGGCTTCTGCGTAGGTTAATCTTTTCTTCTGCTCGCTAAGTTCCTGCGTCTTTTTGGTATAATCCGCTTGACGCTGATACCCAGCCAGAGCCTCCTTTAGTGGAACTGCGATCTCTTCGCCATTGACTTGGAGTTTAACTACCTTATCGGCAATCTCTGTATAGTCAAAGAGTTCTGGTTCTACCTCTTGAGTTTCAGCTGTACCTTCAACCGGAGCATCTTGTCCATCTACGGGGATGTTTTGGTCTTCAATAGTACTAGCAGTATCTGTTTGTGTCATAGAGTTCTCCTTCTTGATTGTTCTACGGGGATTACTCCCTATTAGTAATATATTTCATTACATTTATTGGGCTTGTTGTGCTTGAGATAGCAATGCTTGCAATATCTCAGGCGGTAAACTTTGTAAAATACCCGCATCAACTTGAGGAACCTGTGGTCCTGGACCTTGAATTGGGGCATTTGGAATCATTCCACCAAGCAACTCAGGTGGTATACCAGCCATTTGATCTGGACTCATACCTGGCGGCATACCTTGTCCTTCCAATGCTTGTTGATCTGGAGTCATTGGAGCAGGAGGTGCTTGTTGTATAAAATCACCAGGGTTCTTGACACCAAAGCCAACAGACAATACATATTCCGCAAGTTTTGGAAGGTTAACAATGCCGGCTTGAGCAAACGGAGCAACGGCAGAAACCATTTGAAGTGCCATATCTCTACGGAAGGCTTCATTTCTTGGAGCAGTAGACCCTGCTTCTACCATATAATCAAATTCTCCCGCAATATAATCACGATCAAACTTAAGCCAAACTGGTTTATTCTCTGTTCCAACAATTCTTACAACCTGCTCTCCGGTCATAAATTGTTGAGCCAGCATAATAAGATTGTTTGCGCATCTAGCAATAGAGTTTTCAATGTTTACAAGTTTTTCAGCAACTCTTGCATTACCGGCTTCAGCAATAATTGATGCTTCACGGGCAGTACGGGTAGTCTCTGGAATTGCACCACGCTGGTATTCAGATACACCAGATACACGGTCAATATCATTTTGAATAAGAGCTGACTGATTATAAAACTCTGGCGGGTTAATCAATGCGGGCATTGGAACAACCACATTATTTAGATTCTCTGAGCCTTTAACTGGTACGATAACATTATCATCATCTGAAGACAACATTTGTCTACCAAAGTCATCAAAAGCCGATTCCAAAGCCAGCCATTTACGACTGTAACGCTTACGGTGATTCATCATCTGTGTACGGGTTTCGTTGAGTTCGTACTGTAATGGCTCAATTGCTTCAAGTTCACCCATTGGGTAAAAGAAGTTTGGAATATCATAATTACGCAACATGTAATACGGATGACCAAAGGCATAAGGCATCTTGGTTGGTTTAATCAAAAAGCCATCACCAGATTGAGAAAATACCGACAATGTTCCTGTTTCAATATCGTAAAATTCAAAGATGTCTACATATTGCTCGTCTGTGCTGTTTGGCTCATAACTGTATGTAGCAGTGTTTGTATTGTACTTTCTATAAGAAGTTGCACTTAATTCTTTACGAACAGCCGCGTTATAACGCTTATCTTCACGGGCTGCCTTAAGTGGTCTACGAACTCGTTGGGCAATCCAACGAACCTCTGACATATCGCTTGCATCTGGGTCAACAAACATATCAAATGGGTCAACACGCTCAAGATATGGGCGATCTTCTCTAATTATCAAATCACTTTCAACATCATCAGCTACTTCATCGCCTTCTGCTGCTTCATCTGCGGTGTAATCAATATCATCAAGTTTTTCTTCTTCTACAAAACGATAACCTGTTTTAACCCAGCCATGTCCTAAAATAAGATAATCTTTAACTGCTCTTTGGAACTCTGGTTGGCATTCGTAATGCTGCCACCAATAGTTAATAATTGATTCTGTAACAATAGCTTTATCCCCGTCTTGCGGTCTACGAGCATTTACAAGAATCTTTGGGCGACCAATAGCAACAGATGGTGCAAGAGTATTGATTGTTGAAAAACAAATATTAACAAGCAATCTGTCACCAGTTGCTACACCACGATACTGTCTACCACGATAAAGATTAATCATACGTTGCCATAGATCGTCATAGCCATCATTTTTACGCCATAAACTAGAAGCATCCAATCTTTGTCTATAGTTTTTTAGTTTGTCATAATTGCTTTGTCGTGCCATTTATTTTCTATCTCCCTTAACCAAACCATCGCCAATTGCTGCCAATCTACACAAACCTTCTGGTTCAGCTTGTTCAGCAATAATATGGCAACCCATCATTTCAGGACACCAAAATGCACAGTTTGAACACTTAACACCAATACTTTTATTTTCATTTTCTGAGGGAGACATGTATCCAACCCAGATTCCATTGTCATCGTTATCAGCAAGTTTGCCATATTCTGATACAATTTCGTACATTGACTCAACATACATAGCTTCCGCAGGAGCAAGTTTTACATTATTAGTGTTGTGCTCATACATCTCATCTGATTCTTCAGCTTCTTCATGCATATCTTCACGCATATCTTCTTTAGAGTCTGGAAGGCCTATTCTGATAGCTATTTCCATAGCCTTACCCATTGGTGTATCTTGATATCTCATTAACAATCCCATTTCCTTAAGGCTAAAGCCTTTCTTGTTGGTCTGCCTTTAGAATCCTTCATAGGACCCGGCATACCGCCCATTCTTGCACAAAAAGATTTTCTTCTTGCAGCAGCTTTTGGTGACTTCTTTGCTTGCTTAGCAGATACAGGCGGTTTAAGTGTTCCACCTGTTTGTGCTTTGTAAGATGCACGACCTTTAGCATTTAGCCCGCCTTCAGGATTTTTCCCCTCTTTGCGTTGCCATGCTGCAGTCTTAGGCATTCTCTTGTTCCTTTAGATACGCAAGAATTGCCTTAGCCTTTCTTTGCTCAAGCATTTCTGTACGAATCAATCCTTTAATTTCTTGTCCATACCAGTAATCCGACAAAAGTGTAACATCATCAAAATCTTCAATTTCTTTAATTGCTTCATGCTTATCTGTACGATTACGATACGGTTCTAGGTGAGCAGGAATATCTGTTGGAAGAGTTGTTAAAATCGCTGTGTAAGCATCAATATTTTTTTGATAATCCGCAACTTCCATCTCTCTAAGCTGTACTGGAGTATATTGATTAAGGTTATTTGGTTGAATATCAGACATTATTTCTTACCTTTTTTACCTTTAAACTTTGTACCACGAAGTGCTTTAAGATCAGCAGCTGTAATCTTGTCACGAGGCTCAGCAACTGCTGCCAGTCTTTTTTGTTTTGGTGAATATTTTGAATATGGCATTATTTGCTCCTTGCAGCTCTCATGTTGTCAACCAAATTAGGGTATGGTCTTCCGGCTTTCTTTGCTGCTGCTTTAGCCGATGCTTTTTGAGCAGGAGTAAGCTTCTTAGACTTACCCAAACCCTTTGGTCTAGGTTTTTCCCAAACCTTTTTACTACTTTTTGCTTTTGTATGCTTTGGCATTCTTTTTCTCCTTCTTTTTCTTTACAACATAGTTTTTCTTTGTTGTACTTTTTATTGAATTATAACTTGAATTAGCCGGCATTATTTAGCGACTCTTACAAGTTTAGCAGTAACAACAGCATCACCACTCGTATAAGCGCTCATTCTTGCTCTAATATTTGGCAATCCTTGAGTATTAACCGTAAAGACACCAACGGCTGTAGTTGTTGTAACTAAAGTTGCAGCAGCAGTTTGAGATGAGGCTTTAACTGCAAGTGCAGCCCAGTTTGTGCCATCTACTGATGCTTCAAACGTAATTGTGCCTGTAAATGTGCCTGTAACTTGCAATGCAACTGAATCTGCATCTGCAGTGCCTAAAGTTAGCGCTGCATCTGCAATACCAAGCGTTGCGCTTTCTGTTGATGGAACATACGACATTATTTACCTTCCTTGCTACGACCAAATGCTGGATCGTTGGGGTTTGCCCAACGCATAAGAACTGGAAGAAGTGCAGCAAGTGCAGCTTTACCAATATCACCAGGGTCTGTATTGCCTGTCATGTATACAGCCAACCCTGCAGCAACGCATGATCGCACATATGACATTAACATTGACTTATTTTTTTGACTTAATTTCATATCTTTTTTCTCCTTGACATTGGTAAATGTCACTTTTTATTTTTTATCCTTCTTCTTCATAACTTTCTTAGCTTTTGGCTTACTAGCTGCCATATATGCCTTACCCATGGCTGTCTTTTTTACATCCATCTTCTTACCTAATTTACCGTACATTATTTGTCTCCTTGTTTAAGTGCCAATCAATATGATTGTCTAATTTATTATCTATCTTATCTACTTTTCCAGCAACTACATTTAGCAAAGTTCTTGACTCTGCATGTTGCTCTGTATTTTCTTTCCTTAACCTCTGTAGAACGACCACTAAAGGACCGCCAATAATAGCAACTATTATAGGAACAGCCCATTCCATATTAGATTAACTCTTTTCTGGCAGGAATCTTTTCTACATTGGGCATACTTTCGTACATCCTTTGTGTTTCTCTAATTGTTGAATCATTCCAAGATTTTCTACCGTAGCCAACACTTGTAAACCCGAATCTAATGCCTTTAACATGGCATTTAAAACAAAGCCCCCTGCGTTTATCGTTTTCGGTAGCCAATTCGGCAGAACAATTGATACAACTCATGGGAATCTCCTAATAATACAACAATTCATTACATTAGTAGCTATTAAATTCACCAATCAAATAGCGATTGGGTTCTTTTTTAGCTTTAACGACACTTTTGGCAAAATAATTGAGAGTTCCAAAAGGCGCATCTGATTTTGGTCGGTACTCTGGAAGCCAAGCATACTTGAGCATTTGGTTAGCAATAGCCAAACTAATAACCCTGTCATCATGAGGTGAGCCGTGCATTGAGCCATTATCATCTCTTACATAGGTTTTAAGTTCTTGAATAGTATATTCACATCTAATATCCAAAACCCCATCTCTAATATTGGCATTAAGTTCATCTATAGCCAATGGTTTTGTTAAGGCTGTTGTTTTCCAACCCAGCGTTTCTGTCTGTTGAGGATTGCGCTGGTTAAGTTTACGCTGTCGGTATAGATTGCTATATCCCGCTTTGTGAAGCGATGTAAGCGTTGTTAAACCATGGTTGTTGGATTCCACGCCTATCAATGCTTCATTATAAAAAAAGCCTAGAGCATACAGAACTTCTTCACCAAACTTATCTGGGTCAACATGTCCGTGCCAATGAGCAACAACTACACCTGATTTGGCATCAATAACATGGGCAGATGAGTAGTCTCCTCTAGCCAAACCTTCTGCAACGTCAGCCCCGATTGTGTAAACAGTACCAAATTGAGGCAATTGCCAAATAGAAAGAGGTCCACCACTTGATTCAAACATAAAAGAATTGCGCTGATCAGATAATTTTTTGTTATAACCCTTCTTTGGGGCTTCTGTTATAAAAGTTTTTAATATATCAATATCAAAAATTGGTCTACCAGAACGAATAAATGCTTCTTCTGGGTTAGAAGGGTACTCTTGATGCAACTGCCAGATAGGTAATTCTGCTGCTTGAGCGTCATACCATGCTTGATCACGGTCTTTATTAGCTGACCAAGGAAAAAAGATGCCTTTAAAACGATTAGTGTTGTTTTGTGAACCCATCCACAAATTAAAGAAGATATTATCTTCACCTTTAGCAGTAGAAAGACAGATTACTCTACCGCCGACATCTGCAATTGGCTCAATAGAAGCCCATGCTTCTTCTGGATTTGGCAAGAAAGCCATTTCGTCAATGATTGCCAAGTATACAGACTCACCACGGGCTGGTTCGTTTGCTGATGGCAAAGATTCTATTACAGAATCATTACCAAATGACATTTTAAGGACATTATTTTGCAACATTTCTGGACCCGACAATCTTAACCAGTTGGGTAAAAACTTATAAATATACTTAGCTTTAGATAAAAGTTTAGCGGCTTCTCTTTCTGTTTTAGAAAGCATTACAATAAATCTATCTGACCAAAAAAATGCTAGCCAAAATGCATATGCTGCAGCTAAAGTAGAAAATCCAATCTGACGAGCTTTAAGAACTATTGTATTTCTATTATCAAGCCATGCTTTAACAGTTTCTATTTGTGCTTCTCTTAACTCAAATTGAATACGCCCTTTATTTGGGTGTTTAATATAAACATAGTTAGCACAAAAGAATTGAAATGCTTCAGCAAGTTCTTCTGTAGAAGCATTTTCAGGCCCTCTGCATTTACGATAATTATATTCATTTACTAATTCATTTAATTCCATATTCCCTCGTTAATATGATGGAAACCATTTAGGATTATTTGCTCCACCAGCAGGCAATGTTGCAGGGTTAGCATACTTACTTCCCCAACCAGTTCCTGACCAATCCCAAACTTCAAGATATGGTGAACCTCTACCACCGCCAGCAACAAACGCTGTTGTATCATCAAAATCAATACCAATACCTAATCCAGATGGAAGAGAAGCTGGGTTTGCATACTTTGTTCCAAAACCTGTGCCAGTGGTAAACGGATAACCATATTGATATGGGCTATTATTTGTACTAAAACCACATTGAGTACCAGATTTTGTAAAACGAAAACCTTGACCGGTAAATTGCAAACCAACTGCTAATGCATATCTTGTGCCAAAACCTGTTGAAAAGGGATAAGCAACACCATCATTTGCTGGAACTCCAGATCCCAATGCCATACCAATATCAGTTGTTGATGTAGATGGCATAAAATCAATTCTTTTGACTTCTCCCGTAGGTAAAGTAGCTGGATTAGCTAGTTTAGTTCCAAATCCAGTTCCAACTGTCCAAGGATACGCAGATATATATGGGCTTTGATCATGACCAACAGCAATATATGTACTGTTATGATTAAACTCAGCATCATTTCCATTATTAGTTGGTTTTGTTGCCGGGTTAGCATACTTTGTACCAAAACCAGAAGCATAAGTCCATGCATATACTGAAACAGTTGGGTCTGCTGAATGTGCTACTGCAACCTCTGAATCAAGATGGTTGAAATCAACACCAAACCCATTTCCGGTAGGTAATGTTGCAGGGTCTGCATATTTTGTGCTAAAGCCTTCAAAAAATTGATAAGCAGCAACTCTTGGACTTGTAATGTTTGCAATAACTACTGATCTACCTGCTTTGTCAAAAGCAACATCTCTACCTTCTCCAGCAGGAGCGGATGCAGGGTTTGCATATTTAGTTCCAAAACCAGCAGCCCATGGATAAATACTTATGTATGGACTTGTTCCATGAGTTATTGCAATTGCTTTGCGTGTTCTTCTAGAAGCTACTGTACCAAGGACTCTCATTAAGTTGTTGTGTCTCCAGTTACATACCAAGTATCTGTTGCCCCTTTTACAAGAGTTGCAAAAGAATATTGTGTTCTTAATTTTAGACCATTAGAACTATTAATAGTAACTCCTGCACCACTAACAGTTACTTGACCCGCACCAATTTGTGCGATAGTAATTTGTGTACCAGTTGCAAAAGCAGTAACTGCGTTTGTTGGTATTGTTAAGGTAATTGCACTAGCATTGCTTAATGTAACTAATTTTGATGCGTCTGTTATAGCCAAAGTATAAGTTGTACCTGTTTGAGCATTTATTGTTAATGTAGGATCTCCGCTTGGACCTGTATAACCAGTGTACCCAGTATAACCAGTATATCCAGTTGCACCTTGTGTACCCGTGTAACCTGTGTATCCTGTATAGCCGGTTGCACCTTGTGTTCCGGTATAACCAGTGTAACCTGTGTATCCAGTGTATCCAGTTGCACCTTGTGCACCTGTGTCGCCAGTGTAGCCTGTATAACCTGTGTAGCCTGTTGGTCCTGTTACTGTACTTGCAGCACCAGTATCGCCAGTGTAACCTGTATAGCCAGTGTAACCTGTATAGCCTGTATATCCTGTATAACCTGTGTAGCCTGTATAACCTGTAGGACCAGTTACTGTAGAGGCTGCTCCAGTAGGACCTGTAGGACCTGTAGGACCTGTAATACTTGGATTTGCTTCGGCATACCATGCGCTACTTGCACTACGGTACACCAATATATCACCATTGTTTGGACCAGTTGCATAAACCTTATGCAGTTCGTCTATTTCATAACCGTTTTGAACTTTAACAAATATTTCTCCGCCAACTCCAACTTTAACCACGACACCAAGGTACACCATATGATTATTTCCATATGGTTTGGTTGTTGTCCAATCACCATCTGTTGAAGCAAGATACAACGTGTCACCAGCTGTCAAACCAGTCGTGTCTACGCCAGTTACCAATCCCTGCTGCACCACATAACCTTGCGCACCTGCTGCAATGCTTTCTGCAACTAATCCAAGTGTTCTAGCTGACGTTGAATCTAATGAGTTGTTTGCGCGTTTTACTTTTATTACAGATTGATTGCCGCCAAACATATAAACGGCTTCACCTTTAACCAAAGTAGTTGCTTCAGAGTTTTCTACCAATGCATATTCTTGCAAACCAATATGAACTTCTGATGATCCGCCTTCAAGACCATAAACAAATGTGCCGAAGTCAAAGTCCCACTGTAAACGACCTTCGTATACAGGACCAGTAGCACCTGTGTTAAATTGAATCCAATCTGGATCAGATATTGAATCTACACCAGTCACTGTTCCTGATAACCCAGGACCTGTTGGACCAGTAGCACCAGTTGCACCAGCATTACCTGTATAACCTGTATAACCCGTGTAGCCTGTGTAACCTGTGTATCCTGTATAGCCTGTATACCCTGTATAACCTGTTGCACCTTGAGTACCAGCATCACCAGTGTAGCCAGTATAACCTGTATAACCGGTTGCACCTTGTGCGCCTGTATCGCCAGTATAGCCTGTGTATCCTGTATATCCAGTTGCGCCTTGTGCACCCGTGTAACCAGTGTAACCTGTATAGCCAGTTGCGCCTTGCGCACCAGTTTCACCAGTGTATCCTGTATAACCTGTGTATCCGGTAGGACCAGTTACTGTTGACGCTGCTCCAGTATAACCTGTGTAACCAGTATAGCCAGTGTAACCCGTTGAACCTTGAGCGCCAGTGTCACCTGTATAACCAGTGTAACCTGTGTAACCAGTGTAACCAGTTGCGCCTTGCGCACCAGTTGGACCTGTTGCTCCTTGAGCACCTGTGTCGCCAGTGTAACCAGTGTATCCAGTATAACCGGTTGGGCCAGTTACAGTAGAAGCAGCGCCTGTGTAACCAGTGTAACCTGTATAACCAGTTGCGCCTTGCGCACCTGTATCGCCAGTGTATCCTGTGTACCCTGTGTAACCTGTAGCACCTTGAGCGCCTGTATAGCCTGTGTAACCAGTATAACCAGTGTAACCTGTTGCACCTTGCGCACCAGTTTCACCAGTATAACCTGTATAACCAGTGTAACCAGTTGCACCTTGCGCACCGGTTGGACCTGTGTAACCTGTATAGCCGGTAGGTCCTGTAGAACCTGTAGGACCTGTAGGACCAGTTACAGTTTGTGTTTGTAACTTCCATGCACCAGGACCGCCTGCGCTTACAGCACTAAATACCCAAGTATGATCGCCTGCAGAAAATACTTGACCGTCTGTTGGTGATGATGGAAAATCTATGGTTGCCATTATTTATTCTCCTCTATTTCTTTCCATTCATTACCATCCCAAAAATGATCATTAGATGGTGGAGCTTCCCAACCATCTTTAATTTTGCGCCAACCAATTTTTGCATCAGGATTATCTGATTCTGGAAGAACATAAAACCCTTCTCGTGCTTGCCAAGGACTAACTCCATCCCAAATTATAACATTAGTAATTAGTCCATCTGTTTGTCTAATATAAAAATATCTCATTATCCAAACACCCATATTTTAACTTGTGCATTTCCACCTGTACCACCTGTACCACCATTATTATCATCATTAGCAGCACCACCGCCTCCTCCGCCACCACCAACAGAACCACCTGCACCGCCTGCTCCGCCAGTGCCTGTTCTGTTTGAACCACCACCACCGCCACCATCTGAACCAGTGCCAGCACCACCAGCACCACCATTAGTAGCACCAGCTGTACCACCACCACCAGTGGTCATATCCCAATGATTTGCTGGACCATCAGCGTAGTTTAGACTTTCATCTAAAGCATCTCCACCGGCTTGACCTGCATTTGCAGTAGCTGCAACACTACGCCCAGAACCTCCACCTGCTCCACCAAGTCTTGATTTAGCACCTGCTGTACCTGCACCGCTAGTAGAATCACCACCTTGACCTTGAATTTCACGACCAGCTACTGGAAATCCAATTGCAGAAATATCTACATATCCAGTACCACCTACAGCAGAACTACCACCAGAATCACCACCTACACCACCTCTACCTCCAGGAAAATACATTGTAGCAAATTGAGACACAGCTCCTACTGAACCGTTTGATCCACTACCAGTAGAACCGCTACGACCTGCACCACCTGCACCACCTGCACCAATTGTTACTGTAATAGCAATGGGGTGAGTACCAATTTCAGCTGCTGTAATAATTCTGCGTGACCAAGGACCACCACCTCCGCCTCCACCGCCTGTGCAAGCAGTAGTTCCTGTTTGTCTTGCTCCACCTCCACCACCACCGCCTGCTGCTATACATTCAACAA